GCTTGAAGGAGTTACACTCTGCACTGACTTGGTAGGAGTGATGGTTTTACTTTCAAGTACAATGGAAACCGTACCAGAACCATTATGGTATCCAGACGGAATCGTGTAAACCTGTTTACCAGTTGTAACATCAAGAACACTAGTAACAGCACCATTATTCGGCATTGTACCTGTAATCTTTTCTGCAACACCTGTCGTAGTAACAGTATAAGCAACTTCATCTTCAAGTAACTGAGAAGCCACCGCAGTAGCATCATCAACTTGCGCGAAGTTTGCAGGAATTGCTTCAACAGTAACTTTTGACAAAACTTTACCAGTTGTAGGTGTAATACTCTGACTGGCCGTCGAAGGTGTCACAGTTTTTGTTTCTAATGCAATAGAAACAGAACCGCTTCCATTATGGAAACCGCTCGGAACAGTATAAGTTGTAGAAGTAGTAGTAAGTACTTTACTAACAGCTCCGTTATTCGGCATAGTACCTGTTACGTTAGAACCAGTGGCACTAACAAATACTTTACCAGAAATAACTTCAGAAGCAGTAACAGTAACACCACTAACATTCTGATAAGCATCCGGAATTGCGGAAACAGTAACATCACTTAATCCGTAATATCCAGAATCAGGTGTGATAGATTGTTGACTCTTGGTAGGCGTAACAGTCTTGCTCTGTAACTGATAGTTGCCGCCGCCAGCCACGCCGGAAACTGTACCAGAACCATTGTGGTAGCCCGCAGGAATTGTATATGTATCGCCTTCTTGTACGGTCGCTGTAACAGCACCACGGTTGGTAATACTATCAACTGCTGAGGCCAGCACGTCTAATTTGTCGGTACTGGTAGCAATCCCTAAATCAATAAGTTTATCCCTTATTGTATTTCTAGCATTAGTTAATCTTGCTAGTTCAGTTGCTGTACTCATTTATTGTTCCCCCTCAAATAAGTTCCAAAAGTGCATTAATATTGCCAACTTCTGTATACACCGCGGCCGCAGTAATAGGACGTGTATTATCTTCTTCCACGATATTAGCTTTTAATACCGAAAGAACTCCTGTCTCGGTAATATCAAGGTCTTCTCCGACAATAATGCCGCCAAGACGATCCCTGGTTGCTGGGCGAAGCGGCCCGCCACCACCAGAAGGAAGCGATAGGCTACCACCCAGATTACCTTTGGAGTTCATTTTACCACTAATACTACCTTTTGGACTTATTTGTCCTTTTAATTTGCCTATCTGCCCACTCATAATTAATATACCTCAGGTGTTAACACCAAAGTTGCGTCCGCAATAAAAGTAGACACGGTACCATCACTTGTCGTTAGCTCAATATCATAGACGTAAGTACCAAAATCAAGGTTCTTAGTGTCCTCAGGCTCAATTTCAAGTATTAATGTGTCAATTGGAATGTCTTTGAGGATGAGAGGCTCTTTGTCAGCAAATTCTCGATCACCAGAAGTCATTTTTGCACGCTTTAAAGCAAAACGAACAACGTCTCCCGCCTCTGGAGTATAGATTTCTTGCTCACTATCATCAGTATAGATGGTAATTTCAGCTTGAAAAGTATCTCCGCGAGTGAGAAAAACTTTTGTATCTTCTATTTTATAAGCCATGTTCTCCTCCTCGTTTTATTAAGATTGACCGCGCTCCACTGGTCTACCATTAAGTAACATTCGCTATGTTATCTTCTACAAATTTGAAGTTGGCTTAAATTTGTGTTATAATTTATTTAGAAACAATAGGAGGATAGGCTAATGACATTAGATGAATATATTGGTCAGTATGAAATTAATGACCCTGAAATGAACAAAGAAGTCGTCAATGCATTTCCCTGGCTGCAGATTCATAATGTATTTAGCGGCGAAGTAGTAGACGATTATAGCACTACAATGCTTGATGAAATTCCAAAAGGGTGGCGCGCAGCCTTCGCAGTTCCTATGTGCCACGAAATTCAAAAGGAATGGAATAGAATAAAAAGGCTTCATGGAGAAGAGTTTTTCATTCTTGAGTGGAAAGAAAAATATGGAACTTTCCGTATTTACTTTTCATATTATACAAAAAAACTTGACGAAATTGAAGAAAAATATAATAATATTTCTGAAAATACTTGTATCCAGTGCGGAAAGCCAGCGACATGTTTTACAACTGGTTGGATTAGTCCGTATTGTGATGATTGCGCCCCTCGGGGAGAAAGGCTGGAGTTTTTATGAGATCAAGATTTAATGAAGGCGACACCGTATACTTTAGAATGAGAAATACCAGTGGTATTGAAGAAGTTCTTAGTGGTACAGTATATATTGTAGATAGACTTGGCACTTTCTTTAATCCAAATGAGCCGCATTATGACGTAATGGTTGATAATGTACTTTATAAGCATATTCCTGAAACATGGGTATGGGGTGAAGAAGATAATGTTTAAAGTAAAAAGAAAAGAAACTAGTGAAATTTATCAGGTTTTAGACGTATATTATGAGCCAGTATTTCATCAAACTTACTTTTTAGTTTGGGATAATGATGGATGGAGATGGCGCGAAGCAAAGAATTATGTACCGCCGAATTATGAAGTCAAGGAGGATGGTAAATGAGTTATGAAGCTTCGGATATTAAATCCTTAAGTTTTAGAGAAGGTGTACGTGAGCGCATTCAAATGTACTTGGGTAGCGCGGACACCAATGGAATCTACCAGGCTCTCAAAGAGATTATTAATAATTCGACTGATGAAGCTATTGTTGGATATGGCGATAAGATTGAGATTACGGTAGATGAAGATACAAATTTTGTATCTGTGCGCGACTATGGGCGCGGTGTTCCTTTCTTGGTAAAAGAGGATGGGACAAACGTACTAGTTGATATTTATACGAAATCTCATACTGGCGGCAAGTTTGATGATAGTGTTTATAAAAATGTGTCGGGGTTGAATGGTATTGGGGGTAGTTGTGTCTGTCTATCCTCTAGTGTATTTATTGTACAAACATATCGAAACGGACGTGGTGCGAAAGCCACTTTCAAAGAAGGAATTTTAGAGGACTACAAAGAATTTGATACAACTGAACCCACCGGAACATATGTAAGCTTTATTCCTGATCCGAAAGTCTTCAAAGATGAAGAAGTTCACTATTCTTTTACAAAAATTTGTGAAGATATAAAAGCTATTTCATATTTATATAGTGGAATTACTTTTACGGTTACTGGAAAAGGTAATCAACGAGCTAGTTATTGCGCCCGCAACGGCATTATGGATCTAGTTCGTGATTTAAATAAAAAGCCGCTTCATCAGCACATTATTAGTGAAAGTATAGTTGATGAAAATGGCGACAAATTGGAGATTGCATTCCAGTGGGGTGACGGCCGCGAAGTTGGCCAGGTATTTGTAAATGGACTTCTTTGTCCTGAAGGTGGTTCGCCTATTACTGGAGCAAAAACAGCTATAACTCGTACCTTTAATTCACTTTCTAAACAAAATTTTGATGGTGATAGTATTCGTGGCGGGCTTGTATATGTAATTAATTGCTCAGTAGCACAACCATCATTTGCAAATCAGACAAAATCAAAGATTAATAACGCAAACTTGAGATCATTAGCTTCTAGTGCGTTTTCAAATGGCTTGAAGCAGATGAAAATGAAGTATAGTGATGAGTTTGAAACTATTGTAGAGTTGCTCCGTAAAGTAGCTCGCGCAGAAGCAGCAGCTGAGAGAGCGCGCCAGCAAGTTTTGAATGCATCGCGCGAAATCGAGAAAAATCAAAAGAAAAAGGTTTTTGCATCCGATAAATTAAAAGATGCAGAGTTCCTGGGTGCTGAATCTACACTCTTGATTGTAGAGGGTAATAGTGCTATGGGCGGTATGGCTCAGGCACGCGATTATAAAAGATATGGTATCCTCGCAATTCGTGGAAAAATTATTAACTGTTTATCAAATCCAGATGATAAAATCTTTAATAATGAAGAGATAAAGTTGCTGTTAAGTGCAATGAATATTGTACCTGGTAAATATAATGCATCCAAGCTTAGATATGGACGACTTGCAATCTGTACTGACGCTGATAGTGATGGTTACCATATCGGACTTCTTGTAATGGCTGCTTTGGCTTACTTGGCGCCTGACTTCATCAAAGAAGGGAGATTGT